CTGCGGCCTCTTCCACACTATTTGACGAACAATTTCCATTAACACATCCTCCACCACCTGAATGACGTGATTTACGATTTTTACGCGTGCGCAACCGCGAGCGGCGGCCACCTTTGGCCTTCTGTGAATGAGGCTTCTGTGAATGAGGCTTCTGCGACTGAGCGGCGCGGCGGCGGGTATTCGCATTATGTAATGCCTTAGCCATCTGAGCATAAAGAGTAGCTCTATTATGTTCCGTCATAGGAAGCTTAATTGTTATATTGGATTTCTTGCTATTGGATTCCTCGCTCATTCTACTTAGTTGCTAGTTTTGTAGAGGCCACTAAATCTAAGATGTAGGGATGGGCGTAGAGCCGCCGCCTTTTGAAGGGCTCGCCACCCCCATCCCCAGGTACCCAAGCTTAAGAAATCTCTATACCTATTGGAACCCATATCCAGTGAGGTAAGCTGTGGGCACCGTGGAAGCACGTTCTACGGTTGCCATTCTTATTTTTGCGAGTAGCAGTACGCTTCTGCGAAGCAAGCCTACTTATTCTACTTTTTAGGTGTAGATGTTTTTACAACTGTCTCAGAAAATGTGACCTTAGGACTGGATACAGCAGCAGGCGCAGCAGCAGCAGCAGTCGCCGTAGAAACTTTTGAAAGAATACTGCCTTTGGTGGGAGTGGCTCCAATAGCTGCGGCAACCACAGTCTCAAGCACACGGATGGGTGAGGCAACAACAGACAGATCCGCCTTATGATGAGCAACCGTAATGGGCGGTGGCGCCAGAATATACTCATTCATGAGCCGTGGTTGAATTGACGCCCAACTCTCACCCATAAGTCCAAGATACAACATCATGTCTTCTTCCTTTATGAGCCCGCTCATCACACCCTCTTTCACTTTCGCAACATAGGCCAATGAGAGCTTTGTAATCTCGTCAAAAGAGTCTGTATCCTGCATGTTATAGTCATTGACGGCGAGGCCGAGATCCATGCCGAGCTGAACAAGCCGGTGGTGAAGCGACATCCTACTACTTCTCTACCAGCTTCTTCGTCAAGTCGAAGAGTCCCTGGCAACTCGCATTCGCCGCCCACCATGCCTGACCTGCCGCAGACATCGTCTCCCACTCTGACTGGGTGACCGCAGCCGCAATCTCCGCAGCCGCCGCCGGATTTGCCGCACGTCGATACTCCACTCCTTCACGCGGCGGAACCGCATATGAGTCCATATCAACATCAGGTGAAACAATCGGGACGCATCCCATTGCCATACACTCCACCTCTCTATGACACTTGAAGCCGTAGCCCGGGATACAGAGTCCAAACTTAGCCGTAGCCAGGCGTTCCAGATACTGGCGCTGTGTAAAAGGATATGCTTGCTCACCACGAACAAGGATCCATTCGTCCTCGGAGGCTGAAGGCGCTGCCGCAGACCAGTCCGCTGCAGTTCGACGCCGTTCCTGAACCTTGTTCTCAATCTTGCCGTAAAAGACGAGACGCCGCGGCCTCGTCTCCCAGCCCCCTGGCAGATTTTGCTCCCGGATCTCCTCCACCAACTCCGGCCGGCGAGGCCAATACGACCACGGAATCCCAGCCTGGCCGCTCCCCACCACAGGCGGGCGCGGATTCCCAAAAAGTCCCCGAGTCCATCCTTGCTCCAGCATAGGCGCAGCCAGACGCCAATCCTGGTTATCACGGTCATATATCAAGACTCCTTCGGAGCCAACCGAACCCCACCAAATCATTGTTGCCAGGGCGTGCTCCTTCACTTGAACCCATCCTTTCTCTCCCCAAAGCCGCACCATTTCACGGAATGAATCGCCAGGGTGGCCGAAGAATCCTTCCAAGTCACGGCGAGGGATCCAAATGATGGGCAGTGCCGCCGCAGCAGCCAAAGCTGCTCCGGCAATGGCTCTCTTCTCCCGTGAAACCTCCTCAATCATGGCGGAGGCCGTGTCCAAGTCGCTTGTCCCCGGCTTTACAACTACTTTCCGATGCTCCAGGCCGGCCAGAGCCGGCATTTTAGAGCCAGCATTAGACCCGGAACCAGAGCCTAGTTCAAACACTCTTGCCCCAACCGGTAAGAGCCAGTTCCATCCGGTTGCCTGGAGTCCGCCGCCGCATAGAACACCCCATGCCCCCGCGAACATATCGCGCATTCGATCCAAGCTACTCCCTCCCGCATAGATAACTCGCACCTCCCACGCATGATCCAATATGTCTTCCAAGTCCCGTGAAATGCCTGGAGTGATGTCGCCACCTTCAACGATCACAAGACGGAGGCGATACTTCTCCATCACATCCTGCTTCCATCCTTTTACAGAGGTTCGCAGTGCATCCACATCCTCCTTCTCAAGCTCATCCACTGTTTCGCCGACAGGAAAAACGAGAGCCGACTGATACCACATTTGAACTTGCGGATCATACTCGATTACGGGCATTGTGCCTTGACTCCATTTGAACGCGGTGAGTGCCTCCGTCGCCCAGTCCGTCTTAGGACAGATAAACTCTGATCCTGCTCCCGCTTCAACAGCCAAGAGTCGCAAGATACGAGCCAGATACCGCAAGACATAGAGTTCCCTACATGTCTCCGCACCAGGTGGCCAAGGAGTCACAACCCCTTTCTTACATTGAATCGTAGGTGCCAAACCATGGAGAGAAGCGGCTGACCAGACTTTCTGAGACTCCACCCCTGGTCCGACAAATGTCCGCGTGGAGTCAAAGACCAAGCCGTCTGCCGTTCCGAAACAAGGCCCCAGACGCAGCGCCGCCCGACCTCCGACATCAATACGCTCTCCAGCCTTCAATTCAGACCACTTGAGAATAGGGCATAAATCATTAAATCCCGACGGATGAACGTATAAAAACGTCGGCCTATCCACAACATCTGTTTTTACATAGGTTCGCACTCCGCTAGCGTGGAAATGCCACGTTTTCATCGATCTCGCAGGATTTACAACTAAAAACTTGGATCGCATCATTTCAATGGCAACGGCATTATCACATCCCATTTGGCCAAAAGGGATATTCACGGAAGACCACAGCTTCCCCCGTGCCCGGACATCCGTTGCCTTTACCACCCATGTATCTTGGCTATCTGCCCTGGGACCAAATAGAGTAGCATCTGACACATCTCCTGACTCTGGCACATCATACCGAAGGAGCGCCAAGAAACGTCCGGTAAGCTCCACACTCCAAAGGGAACGCCAGGACTCCGTATCAATACAGATATCCGCATTGGCAAAAGCCACGATGACATTATCCGGAACTTCAGCAGCTATCCACTCTAACACAGTTGAATACCGTAGACGCTTCCCCACAATAACTTCAGTGACCTTGCCAGACTTAGGAAAGATCTCTGGCTGTTCATTTAACAGAACAATACGATCAATGAGTGGAGACTCTATGTTTCGCCGAAGACAGGTGGTAATCTCATGACGGCGAGCCAAGGTTGTGGGACGAAAGAGCTGGGTAATCCACCAGAGTTTTAGGGGCGCCTCAGACTCTTGAAAAAGTCCAAGGGTGGCCGCACGGGGCGACCAGGCACCCGAGACACGGCGATAGCGTAGGAGTCCGGCGATTAGGACAATGGCATCCTCCTGGGTTCCATCCCATTTGGGACCGAGATGTGGATAGATCTCGGCAAGACTTCCAAGAGCCATGCTATTGTCGCTGCTAACCGAGTCAGATGCAGTAAATACCACTTTTACATGAGCAGAATCTGTGACACTACAAGATCCATCAAGGGAGAGCAAGAAATCTGGCCACGCGCCACCGGCGAGGCGGCCTGAGCTGACTGTATCCCATGGAGGGATACTGCCGCCTGGTTCAACCCATGCTAATGTTTTTTTCTCTCGCCAAAGACTTGTATCTGTTTGAAGAACACGCACTTCCTTTCCGGTGACTGGATGGTGCGCGAGCATTTACGGGTGATTCCCCATCTTCATTTAACCCACCCTATACGTAGAATGGGAGTTACGATATCACCCACTTTTGTCACACGCGAAGGTTACTCAATCGATGCACTATATCTTTCTGTTGATAGTTTTCGTCTTCTTAACCTTGGTGGAAAGAACTACCAATGTGTCTTTACAGTGAAGGCATATGTCAGCCGCACGGCGAAGCTGGCAGGTGCTTCTTCCGTAAGTCTGCCGCAGAACTTAGAGCAGATTGAGTGTGTATTGTCTACAGTTGACTTTTCCCGCCTTACGATCTACGGCCAGGCGTATGTCGCTCTCATGCGGACGTGGCATAATGCTGGCTACACACTGACGACAGTATTAGAAAGCGGTGAACCGCTCTCAAATCAGTTCATATATGACTACAATGGATACAATGTAGACGGCTTCAACCACCTCGGATTCAACTCATCTGGATATGACAAGAACGGCTTCAATGCCGATGGATACAACTCGGGCGGCTTCAATGCCCAGGGATACAATGCCGCCGGCTACAATGCGCAGGGGTACAACTCCGCTGGCTTCAACGTCTCTGGATACAACATGTTGGGCTACAACTCAGATGGTTACAACTCTGATGGCTACAATGCCCAGGGCTACAACGCGGATGGCTACAATGCCCAAGGCGTGAACATCCAGGGATACATGGCGAATGGCCAGCCTGGACCGGCTCTCTCAACCATGGAAGGTATGTCGACAGTATCTGGACTTATGATGATTTCACACTTATCAAGTATGTATGGCCTCTCCACCATCGAAGGCATCTCCACTATTGAGAGCCTATCAAGCATCGCTGGCATCTCCACCATCGAAGGCCTCTCCACTATTGAGAGCATGTCAACCATGGAAGGCCAGTCCACCATGCAAGGATAAAGTATTTACAAAAGTATGATCTTAAGAATACTTTAGTCTGTATTATCCAATGTAACAAAGATTCCGCCGGTAGGAATATTTGTCTGAACAGTCGCCCCTGTATTTGCCCTATATCCAATTGTTACAGAAGCAGGTGATCCAGCTGCCAAGATTTGTGACGGTTGGAGAAGGAAGCGAACCGATGGGATTGAAAGAGTTGTCGCCCCTGTCGGCACAGTATAGATAACGGGATCGCCGACAAGAGTAGGAGTAGCAGGAAGAATACCACCTGTTCCAGTGACAAATAAGAAGGTGCTAACCGCGGTTCCCGCTGCCACACCGGTTACAGATGTTCCTGTGAAAATATCAAATGTGAGTTTACTTGTATTGAGAAACTTGGACTGATATGTTCCAATATTAATTTCTCGTCCTGCTTGTCCTATGCCGGCCAGAAGAGTAAGAACCCGTTGATCTCCTCCGCCACCAAGGCTTGATTGATACCGTGTGTAGAGTCCTGCGTTTTTTGTATAGACATAGCCACCGGTCAAATTGCTCCCCCCTGTTGCATTAGGAATGGGTCCCAGGGTTCCAATACGCGCCAGATTACCAAGACTCGCTACCACTTCATACAATGTTGTGCTACTGACATACCATCCATTTGTCAAGGATAAGTTGTTTAATGCGTTATTCAGATATGTTGTGCTGACATACAGTGATCCGCCTAAGCCACCTACAGTTGATGTTAAATAAGATCTAACTGTTGAGGCGTGGATTGTTGACATGGTGCTGATTCCAGGCTGAACTGTTTGAAGAATATCAAGCGTTGTACATCTAACTGTAGGAATTGTAATTGCGTCCAGAAAAGGAATTGGTTGCCGCCATTGAAGTTGCCCTTGCTGTCCAATAACCGGTATAGACTCCGCCTGAATATAGTCGGATGATATGGGATTAATAGCGGTCACAGTGCGAACTCGGAGAGACGTTGTATCAAGACTGGTTCGCGAACTCATCTACTTAGCTATACTGTAATCCTATCGGCAATGTTCCGAACAGATTAAGGTTCACTCCATTGACCGGATCAATACTGTTCAAATAATTCAGACTCTGGATTCCTGTGGCTCCATTTTTAAAGCTTGATATCGTGTGATAGAATGTAAAGGTGGAACGAATGTTTGTGCTGACTTGATCACTTGGTATTACCAGTTGAATTGTATCACAATACAGATTGCTGTAGGCAGTATTGACAGCCTGCCACGGTCTGACAAAGGTTATATTGGATAGAAATCCTGTGCCCACCTTAATACATGTAGAGATAGCGTGTAAATCCGTTGGACTGTTCCCCAGGCCAAACCATAGCGAAGGACAATATGTAACTTGTGTAATCGGGTTCATCCGTAGGAGAGTTGACATAGAGTCGAGGCGAAAGCTAACAGTGCTACATTCAAACGCTGTCGCAGCATTTACAACCCCTGTATTCAGTGTGCCCGTTCCTGAAAGACCAATACTTGATCTAAAATAAAATGTGGAAATCATGTTTTGAGACAAGAGGTTAATTTTAGCATCTGTTATGGAATTTGACGTAGCCTGTTGTCCTGTCGTGTAATTAAACAACCCGAGTGTTGTATAATTGGTCATCAAATTAGTTTCATCGGCTGTAAGCTGTGTGCGAATACCCGTACTTATATTTGACATTTGTGTAAGAAGTGAAGCTGTTGTGCTGACCGCACGAGGTGTATCATAAAACAGAGTGCTAACTGTGCTCATGGCAGAGGAAAACGTTCCATATGCTACACCACTGATATCCAAGTATCCTTGGCTTGTAAAGGTGGAAAGTGACATGAACACAGTGTTCGTGGTCACATTCGTCGAAAGGATGATATCGCGCACTCCAACCATATTTAACACAGTGCTAACCGACAGAGCTGTCATAAATGTGGATCCGGCGGGTGTGCCTGTATTGGATGTGACGCAGATCTGACTGTAGCCGTAGATACCCGTGCTAATCGCCGTAGGAATGCCTTCAAATGTGAGAGTTTGTGTAATAGGGTCTGCGCTAATCAGGATACCACTTTTCCCAACAATATTTACAGTCGGGTTCACTGCGGAATTTGAATACGCATTCAAGGCATTTCCACCTTGAACCACGAAGCTGCCAAAACTCTTACCAAACGTGGTCACAACCCCTGTTCCAGCATTCGCAGAATACCCAATACCTGTGGACGAGGACAAGTAGAGCGTGTTAAACGGTGCGCTGGCAGTAATTGATACACCGTCTGCTGTTACAGAGTTAATTGCGGGCTGGCCGCCGAGAGTGGCAGGAACAGCCCAGTATGACCCTCCCTGTCCGTCGCTTGTCAGAGTTTGGAGTGCGGGGATATAGGATCCGTTTGGATTGAGTGCAAAGACTCTGCGAATTGTAAGAACGTCAGTATCATACGATCGACGGGACATCTCTTCTAACAATCCTCCTCGTTAATTCGTAGGGATATTCTGGACGGATACAAAGACGGAGCCTGTGGGGCTGAAGAATGGAGTGACAGCTGGAGTGTGGAGGGCATTTTGATATTGACCATAGTTGAGTGACGAGGGCATGATGTGAACAACTGTGTAAGGGTTAGCGGTTTGTCCATAGATTGTGGAAGGCGGGACAGAGAGTTTAATCGGCGTTGTGTAAAAATTGGAGGCATCCACTACACTCCTGTTCTCTAAATACACCTGCGTATTCCCCACATACAGATATGTGGTTACGCAAGGACTTGAGAGCAAATTAGCACCATACTGTAACATTGTTGAGATAGGAAGAATAGTTGGCCTTGAGGCACCCGATGAAAGTTTGCTGAAGGCAATCGATGGATACACATCCACTGTAACACGAGAGGTGGAATTCATGAACATGGCAAACGCGCTGAAATCAATCTGCGCTGTTGAAAAAACCATATCGACTGTCGTGCTTTGCGGATTCAGCGGCACGCCTGTCGTAGGACCAACGTAAGAAATGGATGACTGAAGGAAGCTGGAGATATATATAATATTAATCGTGTTTCCGGAGCCAGTGATTGCCACTGTGTTCTGTCCACTCAGAATCATATTTCCCACGCGATCAAAGTTTATATTGGCTCTCTGCGTGGAGAGGGCATAGGTCGTGCTTACAAGAGCAGACGTGCTGATAAAGCCCGATGATCCCAGACCAGCTACTGTGCTCGCATAAGATGTCGCACTTCCTGTTCCTGGCGTAACATTAGCGATAGCGGTGAGCACGAAAAGAGTTGTGGAGACGAGTGAGAGTGTTGAGACATAGGACTTTGAACCCAAGCCTATCACACTGCTTGTGAGGGCGAGATTGAGAGTTGGAGATGAGATATAGGACGCTGAGCCTAAGCCGGCCACTGTGCTTGCCAGAACCGGTGTTGAAAGATAAGATGCTGAGCCGAGACCTGCCACTGTGCTCAGTAACGCCGCGGTAAGAGTTGGAGCTGAGACATAGGAGGCTGAGCCAAGACCGGCCACGGTGCTCGTCAAGGTAGCGCTGCTGATATACCCGAGAGCCCCCAGACCACCTAACGTGCTGGTGTTTGTGCTGAGTGTGGACGCGATGGAAGCACGGGCAGTGCCGGCCAAGCTACTTGTCAGAGAGGCAGTGCTGATATATCCGAGTGAGCCAAGGGAGACTGATGTGCTAACCAGAGAATTATTGGCTGCAGCGGCTGGCAAGGCTGTTATAATGGCGTTGCCGAGACTGCTAATGGCGGTATAGATATCGGTTGACATGGAGGAGAGGCCTCCGAAGTATTGATTAGTGGTGTATATCAAGGTGGAAAACGAGGATATCGTGGAGGGAAGATTTCCTATAACAGGTCCGCTCGCAAGGGTAAGAGTTGATAAAATCGTAACCCAGGACGTGCCCCCAAGGCCGTTCGTTAAAAGAACTTTGCCAGAACTCAGGTTTTCCCCTGTATTGGAATCATAGGCATACACCTTTCTGAGAATCGTTGTTGTGCCGCTCCCTGACATCTGATGATAGGGGCGGAAATCCATCCGCTTTTTGCCGTGGCTCTTCATCAGATGACCCAAGGAGGGGGACTGCTTCAACTAATTGCCCAGGGTAAGCAAGATGTATTCCTCACCGGCAACCCTCAAGTGACATGGTTTAAGATGGTCTATCGCCGGTATACTAATTTTTCTATCGATCAGCAAATCATTCCTTTTGACAGCCAGCCTGACTTTGGGCGACGGATTACTGTTCAGATTCCTCGGAAAGGCGATTTGCTTGGACCGATGTGGATGGAAATAAAGCTACCGGCACTTTATCATTCAACCGAAACAGAGTCTGTTTCCAAGACTGTATTGCAGGGATCTTATATTATCTCAGGAACTCCTTCAGGTACACGTCTTAATCTCACATCATATTCTGGTTTTCCGACTACAGTGGCCTCAATCATCTATACAGGTGTTGATACACCGTCTGATACCAGCTACTATTCTGTATGGGATAATGGCAGCCCCACGCTCTATCCTTCAGGGACGACGATAGTAGGTGTTTATGATGGCAGTGGTATTCTTATAACATCTGGCACAGTGGGAACAATCGCAGGATTTCAAATGAGCGCCTCCGCAAATACAGCGGCACTTACAACAGGCATCAATACCATTCAGTTTGCTCTTACAACTACGAGCCAACAGCCGAAGCGCATGTCCTATACAAACGCCACTGCTCACGCGCTCATTCAGGAAATCTCCATTGAAATCGGCGAGCAGGAGATTGATAAACAGACTGGCGAGTGGATGGAAATCTGGTCAAATTATACAGTTACCCAAGACAAACTCCAGGCGTGGGATAATATGATTGGAAAAATCGCAGGCATGTCATCCGGAAACTCAACCTCTTATGATACAACTCCTGTGGGCAATGGCTCGCTCAAAGGACCTCTCTCTCTTCACGTGCCCCTCCGCTTCTGGTTCTGTAAGAATCCTGGGCTCTTTCTCCCTCTATTAGCTCTCCAATACCATCCGATTCGTATCAATATCACACTTCGTAAGCTCCAAGATATGTTCATGCCGGCCACTACAACAGTATTACCATGTGAGACAACAGTGAAACCCGCCTCTATTACATCTCTTGTCCTCTATGGAGACTACATTCACTTGGACACGGAGGAGCGTCGTCGCTTTGTGGCAAATGCGCATGAATATCTGATTGAGCAAGTTCAGTATTCACCAACGATAGCTATTGATGCGAATGCAAATTATGTCCAAGTGCCTCTGGAGTTTAATCATCCTACACGTGAGCTCTACTGGTTTATTCAAAGGGACAGAGCGACACAGTTCAATCAATGGTTCAACTATACAAACTTGAGCCTTGGAGAGACGATTCCACTGCCTCTCAATGGCTTAGATCAGCAGCCTCCGTATGTGAATCAGATTCTAACTGCTCTTCTTCGGATTGACGGCTTTGAGCGATTTGATGAACGGACGGCAGACTATTTCCGTCTTGTCCAACCGTATCAGTATCACACGAATGTTCCGGTGGGCGACTATGTATATTCTTACAGTTTTGCCTTACGCCCTGAGGACATTCAGCCTTCGGGCTCCATGAATGCCAGTCGTTTGGATTCTATCTCGCTCCATCTTCAAATGGACAATACGGTTACACCCGTCAGAGGAAACAGCTCTGTCCGTGTCTATGGACTCAATCACAATGTCCTGCGGATTGTGGACGGCTTTGGCGGCATTCTGTTCCGCATTTAGAGTCTCGTCCTCGTTATCTTCATGACTATGGCCGCCTCCGCCTCCGCCTCCGCCTTGAAGCTCAGGACATGATTCGCTCCTATGCCCACGCTCATTACACACATGACAAGAAGCCCATTGCATCTTACATATATCAACAGCCAATCTTTGAGCCTCGAAGGCTCAAAAATTGAATTTTCAATAGCCAATCTTTGAGCCTCGAAAGCTCAAAAATTGAATGAAAGCCAACTGACGACTCTAAAGTCCACCCTCAAAATGGAGCGTATCGATGAAGGAAAGTCAGGCGTAATCTACTCGATAAGCCATGACGTTGTCGTGAAGGTTCCTCGTAATCACGGGGAAGTTATTCAGCAGAAACGAATTCATCGTATCTGTGAAAAACTCATACGAACGAGCCCAATCCCCTTTTACATTATCCGTATCCCCGCTCTCATTGATCCAGACTCTTCTATGTACAAAATGGAACATGTAGATACATCGAGGCCTATCTTTCTGGCACTTGAGCCATCACCAACTCCTCTTCTCCTTACCGAGCTAACTCGGGCATGGCTCCTCTTCTGGCGCGCAGGCTTTGCCGCCTATGACTTTGAACTCTACATTCAGCCCGATGGAACCACTGTCCTCTTAGACTTTGACAGCTTCGTCTTTCGGAAAAAGGGCGATGACCTTCCACCGCCCACCTTCTTCCATCATCCGTCATTTCCCCAGGACTTTCGTAACAGGCTTTGTTAGATGATGGAGATCCCCGCGACTAGTCAAAGTCGTATTGAATTCTGGAAGGAACCACAATACACTCAGGCGGGAATGTGGTGGTTTACCCTCTTTTTTGGCATATTCGGATTTCACCACCTTCTCCTCCGTTCACCACAAACATGGGCAATGTTCCTTATCGTGAATACGGTCACACTGGGATACTGGTGGTTTTATGACTTGATTCAACTCTCCAAAGCGGGTGGTGTCGATCTTAATAAGTACGGCATGGGAACTCCATGGGCAGCAGCAGGAATCGCACAGGGCATGTGGCTTGATGGTGACAGAGTTTTTAAACAGAAGGGTGGCCAAGGTGAAGATCCTATCGCCGCAGCAAAAGCCGCAATAGGAACCGCCGCTGCCGTTATCAATCCTACGGCAAACGCTGCGAAGGCTGTAACTGAAAGTGTCGCTGCCTCAATCCCCAACTCTGCCAGTGAAGTGGGCACAGTGATTGCGAATGTTCTTCCTACATCAACACTGCCCGACCCGTCTAAGAAAGGTCCACAGCCCGCACCGAGTCCTTGGTTCTTCTTTTTCTATGCGCTCCTACTCCCTATTGGTCCTCTTTCACAGGCTCTTGCGGGTGATAATATGGGGGCAATGGGCAGATTTCTTGATCTGACAGTAATACCATTTGGCTTCATTTTCCATACTCTGGCTGTTCTCTATGACTATTTCATTCTCTTATTCATACCTGGCGAGCTCTTTGTGGACGGGACAAAACGATTCGCACCTTTTACATGGCTGGGATGGGATTCCGCTGGACACAGTCCGAATCTCACCACGTGGGCTGATATACCCGGTTGCCCGCCTGAGACCACTCTACAGACTATTGTAGGCGCAGCAGGTGACGCAATTCGCGCACCTCTTGTCCTCGGATTACCTGCCTTAGAGTTTGCCTCTATCGCATCGCCCGTAGCCTCTTCATTAGTGAGCGCCATTCACACACTAATTGATCCTGCTCTAACCGCTGCGAAAGCCTCCGTGGGTGGGGTAGCAGAGGGAGTGAATATGGCAGCCACAGGAGCTAAAGCTGCTCTGGCAAAGGCGGATGAAGGTGTTGGACTTGCCCAGGAAGTTGGCAAACTTGCCACGAACACTGCCGCTTCTGTGCAGGCGGCAAAGACGAAGCTTACATCGTTCAATCCGGCTGAGGCGGCAACACAAGCCGCAACACAAGCCGCAACACAAGCCACAACCCAAGCCACAGCCCAAGCCGCAAAAGCAACACAAGCCCTACTTCCAGGTGAACAAATAGGCAAAAACCTCGCAACAGGAAAGGAGTACGTCTATGGATCAGCCGTTGGAGGCGGTAAGAGAAACCCCGAACCTTCTTTTACACTGCTCGACAAGGCGGCTCTAACAAGTGTGGGCGCGCTCATCCTCGGCGGTCTCTTTCTCAGTCTGGGTAGAGTCTCAGGAAATGTCGTTCGCCAAAGTGACACCCCTCCATCCCCCTGGTAGTATTCATCTTTTGGGATCTCATGAAGAGTTTGAAGCCATGTATTCACCGGGCCTTGATCAAGCGCCTCTCAAAGAGCCTGTCCTCATCTATTTTACAGCCACCTGGTGCGGAGCGTGTAAGGGTCTTGATTGGGACTTTATCACCAGTGAATTCCCGTCACTCCCTGTCTACAAGTGCGATATTGATATAAACAAGTATACATCCGGATTCTGCGGAGTCAAGGCTATTCCGAGCATGCTCATGCTCTATCCTGGCAAACGGATCGTAGGCCCCATCCAGACAAGCAATACTGCTCGCCTGGCCACATGGATTCATACCACTCTCAAAACAGCGTAGAAAGTAGATGGAGGATGAGATATATGATTATATCATAGTTGGGGCTGGCATTGCCGGTCTCCACTGCGCTATACGACTTTCAAAACAGTTTCCTAAGGCGCGAATCGCTCTCGCAGAGTCCTACGCCTCTCCTGGCGGGCGCATCGTGACCTATACAGCTCCAAACACCGCAGTCCGATGGGAAGCGGGCGCCGGCCGCATTCACTCCTCTCATCATCGGGTTATTAACTATGTAAAAAAATATGGTCTAACTCTCATTCCGATTGATCCAGAGTCTATATGGAAGTCCCTGGGCGGAGCCCCTGAACCCAACACGTGGGATAGCTTCGCCAAGATTCTTGTCCAAACTCTGGGACTGCTGGATCCAAAACTCCTGGCCGCCCACACGATTGAACAACTCCTTTTACAAATTATCGGCAAGGCTGAAACAGATAATCTTCTCCAGCATTTTCCGTATCGGTCTGAGGTGACAATTCTTCGCGCTGACCTTGCCTTAAAAGCATTCGCCGTTGAAATGGGTCAATCTGGTAACTTCTTTATAGTAAAGGAGAGTTTGGGTGAACTGATTCGTCGCATGCGAGATGAACTCACTCAAGCCGGCGTTAAACTCCTTTTACAGCACCGTCTTCTCAGAGTTACACGGGCTACTACAGAGGGCATAATGACCCTCCATTTCGATGTGAGAGCATTGAAGACCAAATACGCTGTCTTAGCCATTCCACGAGATTCTCTTAAGGCGGTTCAACCCTTTCCTAATCTTCCTGCGCTCCGACACATTCGTGCCTCACCACTTCTCCGAACCTACGCCATTTTTCCCAAACCGACGTGGCATTCTGCCATGAAAAAGACAGTGACAAACTCTCTTCTGCGCTATATCATTCCAGTTGGAGACGCTCTAATGATATCCTATACGGATGGGAATGATACAGGACATTGGAATACAATCTTAGATAAAGAGGGTGCGCCGGCACTTGGTAAAGCCATTGTAAAAGAGGCAAGACGTCTCTTTCCTGAGGCATCAATACCTAATCCACTCTTTTTCAAAGCTCACTACTGGCCTGACGGTGCCTATTATTGGACACCTGGCCATTATAATCCTCTTGCCGTATCTGAGGGAATTCGGCAGCCACTTCCTCAGACATTTCCCGCACTTTTTGTTTGTGGCGAGAGTTACAGTCTTCGCCAAGCCTGGATGGAAGGCGCATTAGAACATGCCGACTCTATGTTAGAAGGATTTCTCCTCTCCTAATTCAGAATGAACCACCATATACTCCTCAGCCTTTTTCATATCTTTGTCGTTGTTCCTATGCTTCTCTACGTTGCCTTTGTGCGAGGCCAGATGCCGCCGTGGGTCTTCCCTGCTCTTCTTGGCCTTGGTGGTGTTATACTTATCTATCACATGTATCGCCTTATTGTAAAATGGAAGGCTGCGAGCCAAAGTGTGTGGGTCAATCTGATTCACGTCCTCTTAGTTGCGCCTCTGCTTCTTTTTATTGGCAGTCAAGCGTATGATACGCCTCGGTGGGCGTATGAGCTACTCGTGATGCAGGCGTTTGCTGCTCTCGGTTATCATATCTACAGTCTTATCATTAGTCTTCAAAACATGAGCGAAAAAGTGGAACAGGTGAAAAAACTTTCTCAACGTGATGCTGAATAGGGTGGATCTTTATGTGATCAAAGCCGGCGCTGGTCTAAGACCCAGTCCCTCAACAATTTCGCGACAATTCCGCACCTCTGGATCAAGGCAATTCACAACATGATATGTGAAGGCTGCCATTGAATTACAGAGTCGCCCACACTGCGTGCACTGAATCTCTCCTTCCTCATTTCTCCCAAGAAACTTTCGGATCTCAGCCCCCCTATGCTTGACCATATAGTGGCTGCGAACCTGCTGTTTGAGATGAAACTCTTTATCACAGCCTTCATGAGGACACATATACAGCACCGTTGGCTTATCGAGAAGCTCAGGATGCGTAGAGGCAATGTGAGTATCGAGTGGCTGCTTCTGGGCAAACTCTCTCTTACATCCTGTGGCAGGGCACTTGTGCTTGAACGCTCCACTATGCTTAGCTGTAATGTGCATATGGACTGCGCTCTGATACGGTTTAGTGTAGTCACAGTGAGGACACTGGAATGGACCGCCAGCCCCCTGGGGGCGGATGTATTCGTAAGGCATACTGGTGGGGGGACTATGGAGGAGCGCGGGCGGTGGGTTCAACTTTTAGTCCCAGACTTTTTAGTCCCAGACTTTTTAGTCCCAGACTTTTTAGGCTATACTATTAGTATGAGGCAAACAAGAAAAATACGGTCACGGAAGAATCGCAAAAGTAAGAGTAAGAGCAAAAGCACTCACAGACAGAGAGGCGCAGGTGGACTTATGTCAAAAGCTGCAGTTGCAGCAACGGCTGTACTCTTTTCAGATTTTGTAAATGAAAGAGATAAAGTGTGCCTCAAGGTGCGCGAGGCCGAGCGGGGTGGCATGGATAAAGTCTGCTTAACTACTTTTGCGAAGGATTGGTTAACTAAACACCCTGAATTTACTCCCGCAAACTATACTGAATATTCTGCATTCACAGTGTATCTTGCGCCAGATGATATAAAGAGTATACCTTTTCCTGAAGATCCGATTGAAAATTTCAGAGTGAGACTTGAATATGATCCACTTAAACTTTATAGTGAAGTGGCGTCAGTTGGATTAGCTATACTTCCGATTGCACTTTTTATTAAAGAAGCGTCTGGTATGATGGCTCATTTATCTACGCTTACACGTATGGACTTAGTCTTTTATAAACCAGGTAATAAGCTTGAAGAAAGTATCAAAGAATATCTGTTACAACAATATAGACTTGGTAGTAAACGAACTCTTCCAAAAGGTACAGCTAATATAATTATGGCTGTAAATATAAAAGTTGGAGATAAAATGGTGAATTTTAAGAGAAGTAATAGAACTCTAGAATCAAATCATAATGCATACTATAAACAAAATACGTATAATACTCTTGCAGAAGAGGATGATGATGAAGAGATTGATGAAGATGGGAATCCTATAGCATATAAAGTAAATCCTTTTACTCGCAACCCTATTAAGAACGTGTTTCCATACACAGTTAAGAGTATCAACAAAATCTAGGCATACGCCTAAAATTTGAACCCACCACCCACCTTATATCAAAGTCCCCCTACAACAACAGAATGCGTCCCATGGCCGCAGGAGCAAGCTGGATCGCTGGCACAGTCGAACTTTCTTCAAAGGTTCGATACGGCCTCACAAGTCGTGGAGTTCCTCTCTTTCGTTTCATTCCGTATGATAAGCATCTGAGTCCTTTTGCGGTCGGCTGTTCCGCTCGTGAACTCTTCTATAACATCCATGCCATTGCTGAACCTCTGCCCTCAGCGGCCGATGCCAAGTCTACGTCTATGCCACGGGCATCCATTGTCCAGACTCTTGGTGCCCCCTCCATGACCACGGAGATGGCCATGCTGATTGCCACATACGCTCACGACAGTCGTAAGGAACTCCGTAAGTTTCCAGTGCAGTTGTATGATGAGCCAGTTCTCAAGCCGCGTCTTCTATACCCCTATCCAACTTTTCACATTGATCCGCCAGGGTGCCGTGACGTAGACGACACCTTCAGCTTCGTTGCCCATACCGATGGAAGATGGGAGGTTGGCATTCATATTGCCGATGTGGCTGCGGCGATTCCTGAAGGTTCTCCTCTCGATCTCCATGCTGCCTCCCTCTCCACCTCGTTCTATGATCCAAATGGCCGTGTCATCCAGTCCATGCTCCCGCCGACACTAAGTGAGGTATCGGCTTCTCTTCGTCCGTCTGACCCGCCACAGGCGAAACCAAGTCTGAGTCTCTTCTTCATGTTTGACGGCAAGACTATTACGGATATTCACTGGAAAAAGACACTGACAACAACGACTGTCTCCTATACGTATGATGAGGCAACTCGGTCGCCACCCTATGTTCTCGCAGAGGTTGCTCGGATTCTTGGGGCTCTTGAGGCCCACGATGCACACGTGTGGGTGGAGCGAATGATGATCTTCTATAACGAACAGGCAGCCATTCTTCTCGCATCCCGCAGCACAGGCATTCTCCGCCGCCATTCTGCGCCCGCTGCCGCAAAGCTCAAGGCTCTCCTTGCCATCCCAGGCATCCCTGACTTTCTGGCCTACCAGGCAGCCGAGTATTGTCTCCCCACCGATGGGGACACGACGCATTACGGCCTGGGGAGGTCAGCCTACGCCTACGCCTCTTCCCCTCTCCGTCGCTATGCCGACCTTGTGAACCAGCGCGCCCTCCACGCCATTCTGGATGGCCTCACACCACCCGAGCAGAGTCCCACCCTTATTGATGACCTTAATCGTCGTCAGCGCCAAGCCAAGGCCTTCAGTCGTGACCTCTTCTTTATCAGTGTTCTCCAAGGAGGGCAAACCGTGGCTGCCGGCACGGTCGTGTCCACGG